CGATGGGCATCCGGGTCTAGCACGCCATTGCTCCAACGCCGTTCTCAAAGAGACGGCGCAGGGCGCGTACATCACCAAAGAAGATAAGTCGTCACCGAAAAAAATTGACGCTGCGATTGCGGCGGTCATCGCGTGGAACCGCGCACGGTGGCATTACGATAATCCGAAGGTGGAACCGAAGGAGTGGGTGTGGGTCTAGCGTCGATGCTACAGGCGGTCGGTATCCTAATCGTGTCTGTCGGTGTGGGCATGGTTGCGCCGTGGGCAGGACTGGTGGTTGCCGGTATCGGTGTGACCGCGTTCGGGCTGGCGATGGAACGGAGCGCATAGTGCTAGGCAACCTCTTCGAGCGGCGCAGTTCCGCTTTCCAAAACCTCTTCGCCACCGGAGCGCTCACCGACCGGCCCTCCCTGTCCGGCGTGCAGGTCACTGAGGACACCGCCCTCCGGCTGTCTGCCGTCTACGCGGCGGTCCGTCTCATCTCCGACACCATCGCCACCCTCCCCGTAGACCAGTTCATCCGTGCTGATGGTGAGCGCCTTCCGTTTCGTCCGCAGGACCGTTGGGTACTTGAGCCGTCCCTGACCCTGCCGCGCACGACGTTCTGGCAGCAGGTGATGATGAGCCTGCTGCTTGACGGCAACGCTTTCGTTCGCATCTCCCGTGACGACCGCGCCCTCATCCAAGACCTGCACGTCCTGAACCCGACGCACGTCACCGTCATGAACAACCGTCAGGGCTACCGGGTCGTCGGTGCAGGGTTCGTTCCTATCGGTGAGATTCTGCATGTGACGGAAATGCTGCTTCCGGGCGACGCACGTGGCACGTCCCGTATCAAGCAGGCTAAGGAGTCGTTGGGGCTCGGGCTGGCTCTGCAAGAGTTCGCGTCGACGTTCTTTGGCAACGGTGCGTTTCCCGGTGTGGTTATCGAGATTCCCGGTGAGCCGACGTTGGAGCAGCGTCAGGAGATTCAGGCGACGTGGGAGAACGCGCACCGTGGCACCCGACGCGCCCACAAGCCGGTAGTGATGATGAACGGGTCGAAGGTCACACCGGTGACGGTGGACCCGGCACAGTCGCAACTACTCGACCAGCGCCGCTTCGCCGTGGAAGAGGTCGCCCGCCTGTTCCGCATTCCCCCGTTCATGCTTGGCGTTACGACCGCGGGGTCTATGTCTTTCGCGTCGGTGGAGCAGCAGATGTTGTTTTACGCGGAACACACCATCCGTCCGTATGCAGAAATGTTGGAGTCTGCGTTCCACCGGCTGCTTATCAACGACCGTTCGTTCATCAAGTTCAACCTGAACGCGCTGGTTAGGGCCGACCTGAACACGCGCACGGAGTCGTACTCAAAGGCGCTGCTCGCCGGGTACATGTCCGTGAATGACGTGCGTTCGCTGGAGGACATGCGTGACGTGGAGGACGGCGACCAGTTCCGTGTCCCGCTCCAGAACATTCCGCTGACGGACGCTGGGGTGGTGTCGGCGCAGCAGAAGGCGTCGGCAGCGCAGGCGCTTGTTATTGCCGGGTACACACCGGAGTCGGTCGCCGCGTTTCTTGACCTGCCGCTTGCGCACACGGGACTTGTCTCGGTGCAACTAGTGCCGGAGGAATGATGAACGTGCGGAGTTGTGCGTGCATCCCGGTCGGAATGTTTATTCGACGCCGGGCGCACGCTATCCTTATCCGGGTGTGCGGCACGATAAAAAGTCTGACATGGTAAACGACGACAGGAGCGGCGGCATGGAGGTCACACCGGTTATGCCTCGCACGAAGGGGTCCGACGTGGAGTTCCGTTCGTTTACGGGCGAGTTGCGGCAGGAGGGTGACGGCAGCACGTTCGTTGGGTACGCGGCAGTATTTGATAGTCCGTCGGAGCCGCTGCCGTTTATTGAGCGTATTGCTCCGGGGGCTTTCACTAAGACGCTCCGTGAGCGTAAGCGCGACATCCGGCTGTATGTCAATCATGACTCGAACCTTGTGCTGGCGTCGCGCCGGTCGGGGACGCTTCGGCTCACTGAGGACGACATTGGGCTACGTGTTGAGGCGGACCTTCCTGACACGACGGCGGGGCGGGATATTCGTGAACTGATGCGAACCGGTGTTGTGGATAAGATGTCGTTCGGGTTTCAGGTGGACCGTCGCGGCGATAGTTGGTCGGACGACGGGATGGAACGTGTGCTGACTTCCATCAGGCTCTTCGAGACTTCGATTGTCACCGGGTTTCCCGCGTATGACCAGACTGTTGCGGCGGTCCGGTCGCTGGCTGCTCGAACTGGCATGGCGGTTGACGAACTGAGTGAGGCGCTGGACTTGCTTGCTGACGGTGCAGAGTTGCCTGCTGACAAGGCCGAACTGTTGCTGAATGCCATCAAGGGTTCGACGCCGCAGCCTGCACCGGAGCCGACGAACCTGATTGCGCTGAAGATTAAGCAGACGGACCTGCTCGCTAAGCGTTGGTGACAAAGGCTGTACGCTTTTTGCATGCGCCCTTTCACGGGACCGGCACACCCTCCGCGGGACGCCTTCGACATTCGTTCATAGCGCCCTAGGAGGGCAAACATGCAGGATTACATTAACCGTCAGGTTGAGGAGCGCGCACGCGCATGGGGTGAGGCTAAGGAACTTCTTGACCACGCCGCTAGCGAGTCACGTGACCTCACCGCAGAAGAGTCACAGAAGTATGACCGAATTAACGTTGACCTTGACGAGCGCACCGCCGTCATTGGTCGGCTTCAGAAGGACGCTGACCGTGAGGCGCGTGCTACTGAGATTCGTATCCCCGACGCGCCCAAGCCCTCGACTGACGAAGATATTCTTCGTTCGCTGGTCAACGGTGAGCGTCGCTCTGTCACGTTCGAGAAGCGCGCCACGATGACGACCTCCGCAGACGCCGGAACAATCCCACAGGGATTCTACGACGTGCTGCAGGAGCAACTCCGCTACACCGGCCCGTTCGGCAACCCTGCCGTCGGCTACACGGTTCTGACGACTGCAGGCGGCGAGGACATCAAGGTCCCGACGCAGACGGCGTTCTCGTCCGGTTCTGCGACTGCGGAGGCGGCACAGTTTGCTGTGTCGAACCCGACCACGTCGCTCCTGACGCTCCGCGCCCACAAGTTCGGGACGCTCCTCACCGTTTCGCGTGAGTTGCTGGAGGACACCGGAATCGACTTGGTGGACTTCCTCGGTCGTCAGGCTGGCAACGCGGTTGGCAACATCGTCAACACGAAACTGGCTGTCGGTACCGGCACGGTCGAGCCGAAGGGCATCGTCGCTGCTGCGGGTTCTGGCATCACTGGCAGCACCGCCGTTTCGGGTGCGTTCACCGCGGACAACCTGATTGACCTCGTGCATTCGGTGGACTCGGAGTATGCGTCGCGTCCGTCGGCTGCATTCCAGATGAGGCGCAACACGCTGTCCGCTCTTCGTAAACTGAAGGACACCGACGGTCGGTACATTTACGACCCGACGCTCGGTACTCAGGCGCTGCTCCTCGGCTACCCTGTCATCGAGAACCCGCACGTTGTCGCAGTTGCGACCTCGGCGAAGTCGGTCATCTTCGGTGACATGAGTTCCTACCACGTTCGTCAGGTCGGAGGGGTCGAAATTGCTCGCAGCGATGACGCCTTCTTCACCACTGACCTTGTGGCGTTCCGTGTCTCGCTCCGCCTTGACGCTGACCTTGGTCAGGCTGACGCGGTCAAGACGTTCATCGGTAACGCCTCGTAATAACCAGTAATTTCCGGGGCGGGCTGGCAGCGCAGGGCTGGCCCGCCCCGGAACCTGCGACCTGCGTTGGAGGAAATGATGGGTAAGCCTGCGCGTAATCCCCGTGTGTTCTGGTTCTCGAACTCCCCTGAAGCGCCTACCGGTTACGGTACGCAGTCCGCTCAGGTGCTTCGTAGGTTGAAGAAGGCCGGTCACGATACGGCTGTCCACACCAACTACGGTCACTATCTCGGTGTCGGCAAGTGGCACGGCATCCCGATTTATCCTGCCGGGCACGACTTGTATTCGCAGGACAACATTTACGGGCATTGGCTTGACTTCACTAAGCAGTCTGATGACCCGACGGTGATGGTGACGCTCGCCGACGTGTGGGTGTTGACGAACCCGAACCTGTCGAAAGTGCCGAACATCCTGTCGTGGGTTCCTATCGACCACATGAACGTTGTGCCGGAGGTTGAGGCGTGGCTGCGCAAGCCGAACGTGACGCCGGTCGCTATGTCGAAGCATGGGCTGGAGGCTTGCGCCCGTAAGGACATTGAGGCGGTCTACGTTCCGCACGCTTTGGAGAAGCATTGGAAGCCGACGCCGGATGAAGATCCGTGGCCGGGCAGGTTTGTGGTGACGATGCCGCAGGCGAACAAGGGTGTGATGCCCAACCGCAAGCAGTGGGGCGAGAACCTGATGGCGTTTGCCGTGTTTGCTAAGAACCATCCCGACGCGCTTCTGTATCTGCATACGGAGGCTCGCCCGCCGCACGGCATTGACCTTGTGTCGCTGGTGGAGTCGTGCGGTATCGACAAGAGCCAGGTCACGTTCGCAGACCAGTACGACCACCGTATGGGTGTGCCGGATGACGTGATGGCCCGCATCTACACTCGGACAGACGTGCTGCTGCATGCGTCTGCCGGAGAAGGATTTGGGCTGCCGGTCATAGAGGCGCAGGCGTGCGGAACTCGCGTGATCGTGTCCAACTTTTCTGCTCAGCCGGAACTGGTCGGAGATGGTGTGGCTGTCGCTGTTCAGCCGCAGTGGAATCCAACGCAACGCGGCTGGTTCTGCACACCGCAGATTGCGTCTATCGTTGAGGCGCTTGAAGCGATGTATCAGACAGGCGGGGGCCATTCGCAGGATGCTGTGGACTTCGCGCAGCAGTATTCGGCTGACCGGGTCTTTGCTGAATGTTGGGTGCCTCTGCTGGAGGTCTTTTCGTGAGGGTGGGTGTCGGCCCCGTGCTGACGATGCGCCTGCGCTGCCGAGGCTGAATCCGGAGAGTACGGTCGCATCAACTAGTGGGACTGTAGACTCAGCTAGCCCGGAGGTTATCCATGTCAAACTACGCCACACTGGCACAGGTCAAATCTGCGCTGCGTATCACCGACGAGATTGACGACAGCCTCATCACTGCGTCTATTGAGGCTGCGTCCCGGTTCATCGACGGATACTGCCAGCGTTCCTTCACCGTCGCCGCGGGCACCACCTCACAAGACTACGTCCCGTCAGGCCGCTACGAACCCCTTTACATCGACGACGCGACAACCATCCTGTCGGTGAAGATTGACGATGACTTGGACTACTCGTTTGCCACCACGCTGACGACGGACGTGGACTATCAGAAGGAACCAATCAGGCCGACTCGCGACGGCCTTGCGTTCCCGTACTACCGTCTCATGCCTGTCGAAGATGGCTACTGGCCCACATGGATGCAGCGTGCGACTGTCCGTGTGGAGGCAACCTACGGGTGGGTCGCTGTCCCTGACGCTGTCAAGACGGCGTGCATTTTTCAGGCTTCACGGCTTTACACGCGGTTTTCATCCCCGGTTGGCGTCGTCTCGTTCGGCGACATGGGAGCCATTCGGGTGTCACGGTTCGTTGACCCTGACGTTGAGCTGCTCCTTACGCCGTACCGAAAGTTGCGTTTCTGATGGCAGAACTTTCTGCGATACGGACCGCACTCGGCACTGCGATGGCGACCGTCCCGAACCTTCGCATCCGTCCATTCATTCCGGCGCTCGTGACACCGCCGATGGCGGTCGTGCAGCCACAGCAGATTGAGTACGACCTGAACGCGAACCGTGGGGTCGCCCGCTATTTGTTTACCGTCACCGTGTTTGTCGTAAAGGCAGATGACCGGTCGGCACAGGTCAAGGTGGACCCGTTCGTGGGCACGTCCGGGTCGTCGTCGGTGAAGGCCGCTATCGAACTGGACCGGACTTTGGGTGGCGTGGTGGATACCTGCCGGGTCGTGTCCGTCTCCAACTATTCCTCGTCTGATGCTAATGACGTCCTGTACCTTGCGGTGGACTTCGAGGTGGAGGTTTACGCGTGACGTTCAAGGTTGTTTCTGATCGGCTGCCGTGGGCTGCCGGTGCGGTCATTGACGGTGGCGTGTTGGCGGGGTGTAACATCGGAGCGCTGGTTGAAGGTGGACACCTGAAGCCGGTGCCGGACAAAACCATACATAAGCAGAGTCCGGCTAAGCCGGTAGAGACGGCTGACGAGCCGAAGGAGCTGTAGACATGGCGAGAATCGTGCTGACGGACGTCGGCGTCATCATCAACAGCGTGGACCTTTCGGACCACGTTGCTTCGGTGACCATCAATCAGAACGTGGATGCTGTCGAGACGACCGCGTTCGGTGACAACGGGCGCACCCGTGTCGGCGGGCTTGAGGACTCGTCCATCACACTTGACTTCCACCAGGACTTCGCTGCTGGCGAGGTTGACGCGACCATCGCGCCGCTCGTCGGGACCGTGACGACGTTCGACATTGGCCCGCTCGGGACCGCTGTGGCAGCGTCGGGTACGGCACCGCGCTACACCGGCACCGTCCTTCTGACGGAGTGGACGCCGCTGAACGGTGCTGTGGGCGACCTGTCCACCGCTTCCGTGACGTGGCCTGTCTCCGGCGCCGTCGCCCGCGGTACCGGCGCCTGATCATCTAACCGCATAGGAGGTTCCTGCGCATGGCTGTATCCCTTTCGTGCAAAGTGTGGATCGACGGCTCAGAACACGAGTACCCGGTTTCACCGAAGGTTGAGGTTGAGTTTGAGCGTAAGTTCGGCATGGGTATCGGCAAGGCGTTCAACGAGCAGAAGCGTGAGCATCAGCACTACCTGTCGTATCTTGCGATGAAGGCGTCGGGTGCTGTGGTGAAGCCGTTCGACGGTTGGCTTGACACGGTTGAGAACACGGAAGTGCTGGTGGCTGAGGACCCTCTTTGATAGGCAGTCGCTGACGTGGACGGTTGCGGCGGTTGCCGTAGAGACTGGTATCGCACCGTCTGAGCTGCTGGCTGATAGTTGGATGTTGCGTGCGATGGTGGCGTACATGGACAATCGGGCCAGGGAGCGCCGTAAAGGCTGATTCTGCTACTTGACTTCCCTGTAAGCACGCATTACACTTGGGGCATGGAGACGATTAGGGACACAGGCCAAACCTCACGCAGCATGCGTTGGGGCGTATGGGTCGATGTTCCCATCGTCATGCGCGCGACTGGCATCTGCGTCTGCGGCGACCTGCACGGACAGTTCCCCAAGTGCATCGGGTCCGGTGCGAACACTCGCCCGCCGTCACGACGCAAGACCGCTCGCGAGGCTCCCGACCATCCGGTGTCCCGCATCGCTCAGGAAATCTTCCCTCTGCCTAAGCGCCGTCTGCCCGTCGCCATCCCGCAGCAGAAGATTGACGCCTGTGGCGACTGCCGTCCGGTTGAGCAGGCGTTCTACTACTGCCCGACACATCGCACGCAGGCCGTCCGGAACGTCGTCCTTGCCGGTCGCAAGTCCGGCGGGGTCATCAGCCTGCATATGATGATGGCGGACAACGGGTTCGACATCTGCTCCTAGTACCCTTGCCGGGTCAGGAGCATCGCCATGTCAGCGTCTTCAATCAGTAGCAGGGACCTTGAGCGTGCCATCCCCGGCCTGAACCAGTTTCTTAGAGACGCGAACAAGTTGGGCAAAGAGTTCAACGTGGAACTTCGCAAGGCTTCCGTTGACGTTGCGAACCATGTGGTCAAGCGGGCGCAGGCTAAGGCGTCCACTCCGCAGGAGCGGCTGGTTGCTCAGGCGTTGCAGGCGCGTCCTGATCGCATCCCAAAGATTCGGGTCAACTCGTCTCGCGGGTTTGCGTCGAAGTCACGTCCGAACCGTAGGCGCAGCCAAGCGGCGAAGGTCAAGGCCATTGACGTGTGGTTCGGCATTGAGTTTGGTGGTGGCAAGTACGGCAAGGGGAACCCTAAGCCGAGCATCAACTATCGGGATGGTGTGACTCGCGGTGGCATCCATGCGTACACTACGCAGTTCAAGCCGCACCGTGGCAATCAAGGGTATTTCTTCTATCCGACGGTCCGTGAAGAAGGGCCGAAGATTGAGCGGCTGTACGGTGAGGCTGTTCAGCGTGTGCTGAAGCAGTTTGGGAAGGGACGCTAATGGCTCCGGTCGGGCGCGTATTCGCCATCAACCTTCTTGCTAACAGCAAGCCCGCCGAGAATGCGTTCGCACGGGTAGGTCAGTCTGCTGGGCGTATCTCGACGCCGATGCAGATTGCTGCCGGTGCGATCACGGCAGTGTTTGCCGCGTCGCTTGCCGTAGCAACAAAGGTCACGAAGGCACTGTTTGACCTCGGCCAAGAGTTTGACGACGTGTACGACACCATCCGTATTCAGACGGGCATCACCGGGCAGGCGTTTGAGGGTTTGCAGGAGTCGTTCCGTGACGTTGCCGTGTGGGTCCCAAACGACTTTGCCGACATTGGTACCGCCATTCAGGACTTGAACACTCGGCTGGGGCTGACAGGCAACCCGCTGGAAGAAATGGCTATCCAGCTCCTGACGGTAACCCGTCTGATGGGTGGCGACATTCAGTCGAACGTGCGTGTCGCTACCCGTCTGTTCGGTGACTTTAGTGTGAAGGCTGAGGACCAGGCGGAGACGTTGGACATGCTGTTTCGTGCGTCGCAGGCGTCCGGTCAGGGGTTTGCGACGCTTGCGGATCAGACGGTGAACTACGGTGCTGACCTGCGTGCGTTGGGGTTTGATCTTCCGCAGGCGGTTTCCGCGTTGGCGCTGTTTGAGCGGACGGGTGTGAACACGGAGACGGTCATGTCCGGTCTGCGTCTTGCCGTGTCGAACCTTGCGAAGAACGGCGAGGACATTCCTACCGCGTTCTCGGGCGCTATCACTACCATTCGTGATGCAGCTACGGAGTCGGAAGCGTTTGGTGTTGCCGTCGAACTGGTCGGCACAAGGTATGCATCAAACTTCTTGGACACGATTCGTGGCGGTAAGTTTGACCTTGACACGTTCGTAGAGCAGATTACGCAAGGGTCGGAAACTATCCAAGGGGCCGCTGCAGATACGGACGGGTTCCGCGAGTCGTGGCAGAACTTCAAGAACTATCTGAAGATTACGCTGGAGCCTGCTGCTGCCGCTGTCTTTGAGAACTTGGAACTGCTGGTCGGGCAGTTGAAGCCT